AGGTGTTACCAATAAACTGAGGTGCAGTAAAGACATCAAAGAGACCTGTTGATTCTTCATCAACCGTTGCAGACTCAGCAGCACCACCAATAGTAAAGATAGAACCAGAACCAATTTGTGCGAAGATTGGAACGTACTTAATATGCCCTGCTTCTTCTTGTGTCTTCTCTTGACCTGCAACTGGGAATGTACCAAATGGTTCAGTCTCATAAGTAGGAGGTAACTGATCAATCTCCTCTTGAGTCCATAGAGGTCTTGTTAGACTTAAGGTGAGTGATCCGAATGGAGCAGCAGTAGATGTGAATATAATGTATCCCTGATCATACTCTCCACCATACTGAGATTCTATTACAGAACCATAGTCATCAACTACAGTTACAGAATCAACTACCAATCCATTATCTGCTGTTGCATATGAAATAGTTGATGATTCGTTATAATCAAATGTTACCTTCTCAACTCCACCACCAACACTGAACAATCCACCTGATCCTGGAGGTGCATTCCATACGAAGCTGTAGGTGTTACCAATAAACTGTGGAGCAGTGTAGATATCAAATAGTGTTGTAGCATCACCAAGCTCAGTAGAAGTCTTACTCTCTACAGATCCACCAGCACTGAATAGTGATCCACCTTGTGTAGGATCTCTGTATACAGCAGCACTTGGAGAAGTACCAGATGTCTGAAGTGTTCCTGTAAGTGGGAGAACTGTGCTAGTCCAGAATACCCAACCATAATCATATTCACCACCAGACTGAGGTGCAGTAATAACTGTCCTATCATCAAAGACAGTAGCAGCATCTGTTATAAGACCACTATCATGAGTACTTAATACAACAATGGAATCTTCACTGTAATCATATGTTATAGACTCTGCTGCACCACCAATACTGAACAATCCACCCTCAACAAATGGTGCGTTCCAACAGAACCTATAGGTGTTACCAATACCTGCAGGTGAAGTGTAGATATCGAATAGTGTTGTAGAATCACCAATTTCTGTTGTAGATACACATTCAGCAGCACCACCTACAGTTGGTATTCCTCCAGAACCAGCAGGTGCTCTCCATACAAATCTATATGTGTTACCAATCCATTCAGGTGCAGTGAATATTTCAATAGATCCTGTTAGAGGATATACAGTTTCAGTGTAAATTACTGAACCGTAATTAATCTCTTCTTCTTGTGGAAGTGCTACACTACCATCATCAAAATGATCAGTTTGATAATTCGTAGCATCTGTTATTAATCCTTCATCCTCAGTAGTGAAGGTAACAATAGAAGACTCGTTGTAATCGAATGTTACAGACTCAGCAGCTCCACCGACTCTGGACATTTCACCAGTACCAATTTCACGGAAGACAAGTCTTTCAACCATGCTACCGATATAATAGTTACCACCAACTATCTGGAATGCACCAGTTGTATTTGGTTCTACAGTAACAGATTCTGCTGCACCACCAACTGAGAATAATGAACCCTGACCAATCTGACCCCAAATAGGAATGAATCTAACATCCTTCGCTTCTTCCTGTGTCTTCTCATCACCTACCTGTGGGAATGTACCGAAAGGCTTGGTCTCATACTCTGGATTAAGTTCATCAATATCTTCCTGAGTCCACAATTCTCTTGTGAGACTGAAGGTGAATGTTCCCTGTGCAGAATTAGCAGTAGCACTATAGACAATTAAACCATAATCAAATTCACCACCATCTTGAGGTGGATGAACTGTACCTTGATCATCAACAACAGTAACACTATCTGTTATAAGACCACTGTCTTCACTACTGAATAGTACAACTGTACTATCATTATAATCAAATGTTGTTCTTTCTGTATGTGCAACACCTTCAAAGGATGATATGTTACCAGATCCAATCTCTCTGAATGTTGCTTGAAGGTTAGTATATGCACCAGACCAAGTAAACAGTGCAATATCTTCAACTGGTTGATATCCAACTGCCTCGGAAGCTCCTCCCATACTGAAGAGGTTACCACTCTGTACAAATCCATGACCCCAAGTGAATGAATAGGTATCAAAGTTGTGACCTTCGGTAGCAGAAAGACCTGGGTTAGTTGGATCAAAGTAATTCTCTGGAGTTGAATCATTAATAACTTTAGGATCAGTCCTGATAGTAAGTCCACCCATTGAGGTTGCAACACCCTCATGCCAGATGTACCACCAGTTCTCTGATAACCATCCTTCAGTAACAAGACCCCAATTCTCTGATTCAACTGGACTATCTGTTATTGATCCCCAGTTATCAGTACTATATCCAATAGTAGCAGTTTCATCATATCCATATGTTCTTAGTATTGCTACACCACCAGTTACAGGTAGAGAACCAGATCCTGTCCAATGATATTGGAACTTAAGATTACTGTATGCACCAGACCAATTGAATAGAGTTGTCTCCCCTCCAACTACACTATCAGTTCTACACTCAGCAGCTCCACCAGCACTGAATAGAGATCCAGATGCAGTCCAGTGTGGTGCATTATTTGTAAAGTCTTGACCAGTGATATGGATAGATCCTTCACCTTCCCAATACCTAGCATAAGTACCATCTCCTTGAATATCATAGATAGCAACAAACTCATACGTACCAGTATTTGCCTCTACGTTATTCCATATAATTCCACCATGATCAAATTCACCAGCAGTAACTGGTTTGGTTGTTGTACCACGATCCTCAGTCTCACTAAATCCATACCAAACTAATCCATTATCTTCTATCTGTAATGTAAATCCAGACTCATCATTAAACTCATGTACAAACTTCTCAATACCAGCACCTGCATATGAGGTGTTACCAGACATCACCTCACGACTTGTCTGTGAGTATACCTCTCCACCAGTTAGACTGAATAATGTTGTCTTATCTCCAAGTTCTGTAGAGGTCTTAGTCTCTGAGAGACCACTTGCAGCGAATAGACCACCTGAACCTGTTCTGTCTGTAGTAAAGCTATAAGTATTAAATTCTGCCCAAGGTGCATTACTAAACTTATGATATGATGTTGCACCTCTTACATCACCTATGTTGTATACAAATCCCCAAGATTCTTCTCCCCCAGACTTGGGAGCTGTAATATCTCCAAAATCCAAAAGACTTGGGACTGCATCGACAGCTCCCAAGTCTTCTGTGGTGAATGGTACGAATAAAAATTCGTTCCAATCTAATGTTGTTGTTACCTCGCAAGTTCCAGATACACTAAGCCCACCAGAACCTAACCAGAACGCACTACTGCGTTCCATTCCACCACCCATCTCAAATAGGGATCCATTACCAGCCCATATCTTTCTGATACCCTCTAAAGCGGTACTAGCAAGCAATGCAGTTCCAGTAGAGACATGAGAGGCAGGGCTCCATCTTTCAGTTGATCCACCAGATATGGTTGCTGTTCCAAATGGATAGTTATCTGCTGATACAGATATTTCTCCGTAACTATCTTGACTTAAATTACTTTCTGCTTCTAAATTCGTTGGAGCATCACCTATCGATCCATAATCATCCGTTACGTTAAGGACGGTAATATCGCCATAACTTTCGGTAGAGTATAGAGAAATTGTATTTGAATCGTAGGTGTATTCGTTCATACTTTACGAAAACAATAAGAAGGGGGTGGAATATCTCCAACCCCCAACCCGATATACTTAATAGTATTAGTGATCAGTCGAGGCTGATGTTCAATGTAACCTTAATTTGGTCACCGTTGTTCTGAATAGGGTATGGACCATTTGTAAATCTTTCAGCGAACATTATGCTGCTGTAAAGAGTTAGGTTACCAGATCCATCCAATGCAGGAGTTGTGGTGAATGTTGATGTTGAAGGACAACTAAAGATTGTGTATGTTTGCTCAGTAGTTGTAGTGTTTGAAGTACCACGTGCAATGTAAATAACATCGCCTGGTTGTAAACCGTGAGCTTGAGTAGCAGTAACTGAAGTGTAGTCAAGTGTGATACTTGGGTCAGTAGCACCCTGAATGTTATCAGTTAGAGCAACAGCAGCGTTTGCACTATCAACAAGATAGATACGTCTTTGAGCACGATCAATACCACCAATAACTGTACCAGCAGGAACAGCAGTGTTACCACCAATAGCCATTCCGATTGTAATGTTATCCATTACAGAAGCTACGTTAGGAAGTGTAATGTAGTCATTACCGATAACTCCAATACATACGTTTGAAGCATCACCCTTAGTTAGAGTAGTAGCAGCAGCACCAGAAGCAGCATCAGCAACACCTTGAATCGCAAGAGGCATATTATTTGCTCTTACAATGTAATAACCATATACGTTACCAGCAGCAGCATCAAATGTGAAAGTCTGTTCTGGGTAAGTAGCAGTTGTTACAACACCAGCAGTAGCATCTTGATTAATTTTCCACTGCCCACCATTTAGGAGAATACCAGTCTGGTCTGTATAATCGTAACGTGATTCAGTACGATTGTTTACACAATAAGGATAACCTGTGTTTACAGTCTGTCCATACTTGTTTGTATTACCATCTTGATATGGTTCATAGTATGCTGTCGCACTAGGCACATCCGCTTCAGCAGGGGTCGTGTCAGTGGTGTAAAGCTTAAGAATTAGATCCCTTGGTGCATTATCCTCTCTATCCAAAACAAAGTTGTTCTGGTTAACGAGATAACGAAGTGACTCAAGTTCGCCAATATTAGGTACTAGCAGTGCCATTTAATTTGTCTCCGAAAATCGTTGTGTGTTGCTTGCTTACGTTTATTTATAAAATAATCGTCCCTCGATTATTTATCAAAGGAAAACTTTAAGAGATAACATGAATCTCCTAATCTGGTTTACCTGATCAACTCGGAACCGTAGCATATCCCCAGCTATTAAATCTTTATCCCAACTACCTAAGTTATCACCACTTGCTTTCAAGTTTCCATTAATCTGTGGTTTATCACCACCACATATAGTTTGGAAGTTAGGAAAATCATTGAATGTACATTTCTGTACGTCCATAATAAGAATACCAACTACATCTGAAGTTAGTGTCCAAGACTGGATTCTTCCAGTTACATCTATCTGTAGTTCACCTTTCTCTCCTGTGTTCATATCTACAGAACCACTACCATAAACAAAATTGATTGTTCTGGTAAGATCTGCAGTTGTTACTTGAGCAACAGTGAAAAGCTTATCTCCAGCAGAAGGTGGAGTTGGGAATATTATCTTACTCCCACTAACAGTATAATCTACTCCTGGATGTTGAACTAATCCATTAATACAAACAATTAACTGTCCTTCATTTGTTGGAAAGTATGCAGTACCTCCTTGTGTTAAATCAAACTCCGTCCTTGTTCCATCGAACTGAGCAGTAAAATCATCAAGAACCTCATTGTTATTCTGCAAATACTTTGCAGGTATATCATAATTTACACCAACTGCAAATTTCTTCTTGGCTTCAGAAACTATGTTATAGTTTTGAGACTGTACCGATACGTTATAGGTAGGCATCAGGAAACTCCAGGTGTTACTTCAAGTATTCCTTCAATAACTCTAGACTTAGTACCCGAAGGTGCAGTCAAGAGAATATCATAAACATACCTTCGAGCTTCTAAGGTAGCTGATGTAGTATTAGGAAGGGTTATTGATAATTGTCCGTTATATCTGTCTGGAAAATCAACTGTAAAATCTGTGGATGTAGATGAAGTATAACTTCTTTTCAATTTCGCTACAGCACTATAACCAGTTAAATTTAACGGTGTTGTATTCGCTTCATTCTGAATATTAAAGGTCGCACTAAAGTCGGTTCCTTTCTCACAAATTAAATTTATTGGTATAGCAGCCATCTGACATATAAAGAACCCCTCACTATTTAGCGAGGGGGAACTTTGTTATTCGGTTGGAGGTGTTTCGGGTGCTTCCGTTTCTGGTGTTGGTAGCGGTTCAGCATTAACTTCACCAGTTAGAATACCAAGGGTTTCTAATCCACCCTGAAGCTTTGTACGATACTCTCTAAGACGAATAAGTTCTGTCTCTGCCTTAGAAATTTTGTCGTTAGCATCAGCAAGTTGTTTAGTAAACTCTTCTCTCAACTGTGCAGGTTCCATAGTAGGAGCCTTTGGTGTTTCAGTCATAATAAGTGATCGATCTTACTTATTTATTATAGCACGAATCATCGATTTTAGCTCAGCGAGTTCGGATTTTACCATTTGTAATTCCATATCAGAATATTTTGATCGAGCTCTTGCTGCTCTAATCTGATCAAATGCTTTCTTATCCTTATTAATTATAGCACCAGTTTTCGAGTCTCTATAAAGACCGTCCTCACCTTCTACTTGGATATCCATTAGAAGGATGCTACTGCTCTTATATCTTGTAGTTTAGGTACGTATGCTGGATTATCAGAATTCATAACAACCTTAACTGCAAAAGAAGTAAACTCAGGTAAGTTAGAGATACTAAATGGAATCTCCTGATAAGAATCTTGCTTCTCAAAAAGACCAGATATTTCATTCTCTGGAGTAGCAGCCAACTCAATATCAGCCTTACCATCTTCATTAAAGAACTTCCATTCAATATCATCAAAATTAACTTCACTTGATTCTTCTTTAATCTTATAAAGTATCTTGATATCACTGATGTTTCTTACATTAGCAGTAAGCTTAACATCAATTGATGTACCAGGATTATCTAGAGAGATTTCTTTAGTAACATACTTAGCAATACCAGAAGTATTCTTAGAAGAATCTTCCGAAACATATCCTACACCATTTTGTAATGTTGCAGTTTTTACTTCCCACCAAGTTTCGGTATTAGCTTCTTGACCAACGAAACTAAGTAGATCAGTAACCCTGAATATATCATTCTGTTGATCTGCTGGATCCTTCTTCCTTTCATAAGGAGAAAGTGCTGTTACTTTAGAAGTAAAGTCATCATTGATAGGTTGTTTATTATTAAACAATACCAATTCTTGAGTTTTAGCATCCCATTCAACAACTGTACCACTAATCTTATCTAGATATAGATCATCAGTAGTATCTGAAGTTGTTGTTTGCTGTTCGTTGTATCGATTAACAGTTGTACCTACAGTAAATGTAGGTGTTTTAAGACTGGATCCAGCATCTGTAACTGTACAATTCAAAGATGTATCAGTTCCAAGTGTTAGAACTTCTCTTGCTTTAAAAGTTCCTTCATTAGTTACCTGAACAGTCATTGTACTTGTACCAGAATCCCAACCTATAACAGTACCAGCACCACCAGCAATATTAGCAACCTCTGATGTAGCAGCTACAGTTGTACTATTGATAGCCTGAGGAACTGTTATAGCAGCACCACTATGACCTGTTATAGCAAATGTAACAATTGGATAAAGTTTTATAATTTGATTCTGTCTACCATATCTACTCTCACTTCCAGTAGGATTCTCGATTCTATTAGATATAGTCTTAACAGAACTAGTTCTAAGATCGATAACAGGAGATAGTGTTGATTGAGTAGATGAAAGATCTAACTTATAAACTAGAGAGTTTGCAATATCATTTCTTAATGCATTAATTCTAGAAGCTAACACCTTCTGGTTTATAAAGAAATGTTCTTGTTTAATAAATGTCTTCTCATAATCAGATTGAGAATAAGAAGCATAATTAACAGGACCACTATCTACAGGAACTATGTTAGTTGTTTTAACAGATGATTCTATTTTTGTTTGTGGGAATGAAAGATAACCAATATCAGCATACAATTTCTCAAATTTCTTATTAAGAGAAATTAATCCACCTGATCCACCACCAATAGCATTAGAGCTTGCATTAGTTGCAGATACAATATTAAATGAATCAATACCAGAATTCTCAACTGTGAATAGTGTAGTATTCATAGAAGATGCTGAGATACCACCAGTCTCTTTCAGACCTTTAAAGAATGCAAATGACTTACCAGTATCTTCAAATCCGTGATCTCTATGTGTAACTTCAATATACTTATTATTTCCTCTAAATCTCTCTAGGTCAGCACTGCTACTTGCTTCTGCACTTGTACGTATGGAACCAGAGTCCATAGTTTCATAACCTATGTTATCATTTGTTAACATAACACTAGCAGTCCTAGAAATATCAAACTCTGCTCTATTAAGCTCGAACTTAATATCTTCCTTAAGATTCTCTGTCCAAGAATCCACATTCTGTGATCTATAAACAGAACCTAATCCTGGTTGTACTGTAACAGTTCCTGAACCTGCAGGTTCTCCAACTTCTGATGCCCAAACTTCATAATCAGTAGAATCTGTTTCAACAACAAAAGCATATTCTGTATCATTCTGTAGATATACAGGATAATCAAATGTAAACTCAGTTGGTACACTACCAGCAACATCAGTTACTAGATTAGTTGATACACCCATTCTAACAGCAGGTGTATCAATATCTACAACTGCTTCTACAGCAGCACCAGCATTACCAGAACCAGTACCAGCAATAACAATAGATGGAGCACTTGTATATCCAGAACCAGATATAGAAACTTCAGAATTGAATAACTTACCACCAGATATTCCTAATGTTCCAGTAGCAGTAGTACCACCTGGTAACTGTGGACTCTCAATAGTCATTGCTGCACTATCATAATTAGATCCAGCACTAATAACCTTAAGATCAACAACAGATCCAGAATCTTTAGCAATAGTAACAGATATTGTAGTGTTATTTGTATTATTTGCTAGAGTTATTGATGGAGCAATAAGTTGTTCCCCTGCTTGGAAAGAACTACCATTATTATT